TGTTTGATATCTTTTAATGCGGAAGCAACTCCATTCTTAATAGAAACTACTGGATATTTTGAACCTAACATTTGATAGACTGACATTGCGTCAACCTCACCCTCTGTTATGGTTACAAATTTTCCGCCATTAAATAATTGCTGACCGAACAATCCAGAATTGGATGTCGAACCTAGTATTGAGAACTGTTTATCTTTAACATATCTAGTCTTGGTTGCTATCATCTGACCTGTCTCGTCATAGTATGGATAGATATGTTTTGCTATTTGATTGTTACCATTGTAGGTAACCTTCACCCCATACTTTTTACAAGTCTCACTATTGATTGCTCTATCTGATATAGAAGATACAGAACCTTGATGATAACTTAAGTCTGTTATTTTTTCTGCTGTTTGCATGTCGCCCCTTGGTTGTTGTTGATTTACCCCTGTCTCATTCGGGAAGAAAGTGGTGCAAGAAAAACAATAGCTACTGCCATCATCATTAATACTTCTTGCATCACTACTTCCACAAGTAGAACAGGGGACATGATACTCTACAAATTTAGATTTGTCTTCGTTCATATGTCGCCCCCTGTTTTAGTTATTTAAAATTCCTCGTTGTTACCTTCTGCAACAAACCCACCATCTGAGACATCAAAGTCTTCTCCATATGGTACGAGGTCAAGTACTTGTACTGCTTGTAAATCCAAGCTTGTACCAGATTTACCTGCAAATGTCCAATCAAAAGATTTGTATAAAACTTTTACCTTTGAACCATTACCTACTAGTACATCAATAGGTTGTTTTGCAGAGTCCACTAGTCTTGGCATAGGATTTTTAGTCCCATCCGCCCTAGCAACTTTTCTTTTGAACTTGACAATAGAACCTCTATCATCTTGTTTTACTGACACACCCTTACCCTTGAACTCATCAGCAGTTTTGTCATCAACTGCTAAATCAATTTGATATACTGGGTCGAATGTTGTATTAGGTCTAGTTACACTAGCCCAATATGCTTTTCCTTCAACTGTTGGCATATATACCTCCTATGTTATTATTGAAGATTGTATTATAGCACGAAACTAAAACAAAGTCAAGTGCTAATAATAATTTATTTAGTTTAATTTTAAACATGTCATTACTCTATTAAATATTTATTAATATTATTATTAATATTATAATAATAACTATAATAATCTTTAACATAGTTAATTATTTTATTTAAATTAAACATATTATATCATACAATTGTGTCATAAGCAAGGCAAAAATAAATTTATTTTATACCTGTGACATTTTATTTGATAAATATTCGGCACGACTAGGTGTTTGTTTAGCCCACCTGCTATCCAACATTTCTAAACTCGCCCCTTTAAAATTTAGTTTAGCTATGTTCTCAAACATTTTTCTGAACTTACCTACACCTGCTTTACCTAATTGGAAACACATGTTACAAAATATAGATATGATTTTCATCTTCCTATCTATATCTAGTAGTTCGAAGTCTGTGTTTGTCAATCTTTCTTTGACTAAAGAATTTGCATTAGCCCATGCTAAATCAAAGTCTTCATCAAAAACTTTCTGCAACTCCTCTCTTGAGTAGGCAACTCCCTTCTCAAAATTGTCGGTGTCTTTTACGAGGTGACCCCAACCTATAGTAGCAAATCCTAATGAATCACTATATATAGTATCTCTGAACCCTTCGTGTTCTTGTATCTCTGTCTTCACTTGTTCTATCTCTTTAAACATTGTCATAAAACTCCTTTCGAAATATTTCTTTGATAGGTATTAGTACGCATTTACTCGCCTTATTGTCGCCCACATTTTTTGTTAGCTTATCTTTATAACTATCCACAATCTTTTTTAGAATGGATGTTTTAAAAACAAGTGTACAAAATTCTTTTTTCTTTAACTCTAATCTATGAAACCAATAGTCACTTGTTGTTGCATAGATACCGCTTGGTTTCCCTCGATACTCATACTCAATGGCTATGTTTCCTGTTCTCTGCCACCAATCTCTTTCTGACTTGACTTCTATCTGACACTTAGAGAACATGTCTTTTACTTTTTGTTCTCGTATCTGTCCATACTTTAAATCAATATCAAACTTTTTATTTCCTGCCATTTAGATAACCCCTTTCAGTTATGTATAAAATTGTTCTTCTTAGTTTGACTGCGTAATCTTTATCTGCTGAATAGTTATATAACATTTCAGTTAATAAAAATATATCGTACTCATCAACTACCCACATATCGTACATCTTTTCTCTAAACTCTGCATAACTTCTATGACTTAACAAAGTTTCTATGTAGTGAACAACTGATAAACATTTAGTAGGATAAACTTTTAATCCAAAGTTTGCTTCTAAATTTCCTAATGGTTTGATATGCGGTTCAGTTAAATCATACTCACGCATACCATATAAATTGTTTCCTTCTAATGCAAACCTTGACCTACCCCAGTCACTCTCTAATGAAGCTTGACCTACAATTATTTCAATAGGTATTCTATCTTTAGAAGTTAAGTCTGCATTATAAAACAACGCACAATTTTTTACTCCTTGTATAAACTCTTCGTTATTATTATATTCAAAGTCATCTTGAAAATTAAAAGATGACTGACATAAAATTAATAAACCTGCACAAATATTTTTTATCATATTAAATTAAATTAAATGTTCCTGTTATTATAAAACTCCACACCACCAATACTAATATTATCCCAAAAATTTTTATCATATTACTAACCTTCTATTATACCATACTTTTTATTTGATTACAAGGAAATAATTATTTATTTATTATCCTCGTAAGTCGTTGATTTTGTTGACTTAATTACCTGTTTAATTATAGTAATTGTCGGGTCAAAATCTCCTTTACTACAACTCAATAGACTAAGGGATAATACGACTGACAGGATTATTACTTTGTACATATGATATAGTCTCTCCTTTCTCAACTATCTCATACTCCAACCAACCATTGCTTTCATCTACACCCTTAAGAAAAAAAGCTTTCTGTGTTTCATCCTCAAAGATATAAGTTTTAGTTATTTCTTTTTCAGTACCCCAAGTAATTGTTACCTCTGGTTTTATATTGTTACTCATCTACACTACCTCCTGTTTCTTTTTGTACTCTGTTGACTAAGTCTTTATCATTCTCACCAAACAATCCTTCATCCACATCATCATCTAATAAGTTATGGATGTCTGAACCTTTGACAAAAATTTCTACACCTTCATAGCCCGAAGTTATCCAATGCTTGTCATCATCTTCTAACTTTTTCTTTTTGTTTTCAATCACCTTAGATTTAAACTTAGGTGTTCTCAACTCTTTAGCTATAGGATTTTTTAGTTTCATTTTTTTCCTTTCTTTATTTTCTTTAAGCTTTTAAAGAAGTAATAAAATATTTGACTAATTACTTCTCTATATTGTTCTTGTTTATCTTTACCTTTAAATTGACTAATCATTAATGAACCAACAATTTCATTTAATTTATTTATTTGTTTCTGTGTCATTATTAATCCTCCATACAACTTTGTACTTTTTTATAGGAAACAATTTTAAAATCATAACCAACAGTATCTCTGTCAATTTTTAAATTTAAATGATTTTGCCATTCAATTAAGGGATTGCCTTTACAATCAAAATCAATACCTATATATTTAGGTTTTTTAAAACCTATCCATTTTTGTTTTTTCATTTACTACTCCTTGTTATATGTTTGTAATCAAGATAACTTGAACACCACTCATAAAAATCGTGGTCATCAGTACTCCAACACTCTGCAAATACTTTGTCATCTTTTCTCATTTGATTGTACTCTTGTCTTGCTTGTTGTTTTGTCTTCATTGTTGATGTCCTTTCTCATAGTCAAACATTAAGTTCTCACCATTAACATAAACCTTTGCTCGTTGTAAAGTTTTAAATTCATATGGTTCAACTTCTTCCATACCATCAAATCTTACAAGTGACAAACCATCATTAGTCCAGTAGTGACTGGTTGAAAAATCATCTTCATCCTTTGGTGTTATCTTTTGTAAAAAGAATTGTGATAAAATTATATGGTCATCTTTATCATTACCTTTATACTTCATTTGTTTTAAGTTTTTATCTGAGTATATATAATGGTATGTATTCTCATCCTCACCAGACCTTTTAAAAAATTCACATAAGAAATATTTTAAAGGTTTAGGTTTAGGTTTAAACTTTATTACTTTACTCTGCTCCATTTTGTTTTGCCCTTTCATCTTCTAGTTCAGTTAGAAAATCATCAATAGGTTGTGAAACATCATCATCTAAATCAGATATGTTTTCATAAGTTCCATTGTCCCATTGAACATTAATAGTCCAACTTGTTATACTATTTCTTTTTGGTTTCTCGTTCATCCCATAACTCCATTAGTGTTTCGTTATATTC